GTCGTTTGCCGTGGTCGGTCCGTTTTTTTCGTTTTTGAAATAGTTGATGTATAAACTAATTAGATAGTTCTATGTAATTGTCACAATGGGCACAGAATTAAATAGTACTATGTAGGAAGCAGATTGTAGTAATAGTTGTGGGTGAACCTTGACAGAATAGTAAGTGCCCCCAGAATGGCTTAAAAGATAAATTGTAGAAATAGACAAAACTTACAGACAGAACTTACCAGACAAAGCATCACAAGGCACGTAGAAGAACAAAGTTGTATTGAACAAGTTTGGGCGTGGGTGGTAACATTTTGCAGCATAGGAAACACTTTAATGATAGGAGATATAAACGATGGTAAAAAAAGAAGCAGATGACGTTGTTTGGAATAAGGCGTATAAGCAATGGGAGGCGGTAGTAGAGGTAAAGGGCAGAAGAACCAGCCTTGGTTACTTCTCAGACAAAGATTGTGCAAAGCAATATCGTGAACATTTTATTAAAGTCAATCATTTAGAATACGAGGTACAATAATGGGTCAGTTAACAAGTAATGAAGTTTGCAGAAGGGAAGGAATATCTACAGTTACATTATGCCGTTGGGCAAAGAATGGTAAGCTGGGTGAGATGGGGTATACAAAAATAGGTGAGGGGCAAGGTTGTAGATATGAGATGACAAACAATACTGATGCTGGTGTAGTTGGTGAAGTTGTTACTAGAGCAGATTTAGAAATGCAGAAGTTAAAATTAGACATTGAAGAAAGAGAAGGTAAGTTAGAACGAAGAAAGAAAGCATTGTTCCAAGAGTGGTCAGACCTGTATCTCGATGCATTTTTAGAGTCTTACTCGCCATTGAAGAAACTGATGGTGCAGATGAAAATGAAAACCCCTCAAGCTGAACAATGGAATGAAGAGATAGCTAAGTGCAGCAAAGCATTTGAGAAACTAACTAAAGGGATATATCGTAAGGCTAATGAATAATGAGTAAAGAAATTGAAAATGTAATTGAACAGTATTTCAAGATAGGTGGCTTCGAAAGCCCTGTTGAATGGGGAATAAAAAATATAGACTTCGGTGGTGATGTTGGTGCAAGTATGAGAAGGCTTGATTTAGAATACTCGCCATTTTTAGTTGACCCAATAAATGCATGGGATTTCAGCAGTGTTAAAAGAGAGTGTACAGTTGTTGCGCCTGAACAAACAGGTAAAACGCTCTGTTGGCTGGTGGGTTTACTATGGAGTACTTTATATAAGCCTTGTTTAAGTTTGGTAGTATATAAGTCAGATGATTTTGCTACAGATATGAACAGGGATAAATTGTTACCGTTGATGAAGAAGATACCTTCACTTGCAAATGAACTTGCACAACCGAAGTCTCACCGAAAAGACCATTACAATTTTTCAACTATCAAATCATATTTTCAAGGTAGTGGGAGTAGAATTAGTGGTAAGAGTGCGATGATATGTATTGCGGATGAGCTGGATGATTGGCAGGAAGAAGCAGAGTCTGTTTCCAATTTGGATGATATGAGAAAGAGAAGTAGGTCATTTGATGAGTCGATGCTTTATAAAGGATGTTCACCAAAGGCTGGTGGTGAGTTGGATGCCAGTCAAATATGGGAAGAATTTTTAGCAGGAAGCCAAGGTTATTGGCATTTAAGATGTTTGAAGTGTGATAAGTTGAGCATAAGAAGTTGCGACACTCATCATTTACAGTTTGAAACAGAGGCAGATGATGAACATACCATCAAAATTGGTAGTGGAATATTGGTATGTCCTTTGTGTGGAGAGAAACATACTGAAGATATGAAGCCTAAAATGAACAGATTAGGGGCGTATGTTCACAGAAAACTATTAAGAATACAGGAAAAACCATCATTTCAGTGGGGTTGTTTAGCAAGTTTGGATAAAGATTTCTGTTTTGACAAGGTTGGGCAGGCACAATTGGATGCAGGTAGTAGTGGATTATTGAAGAAGCAGATATTATTTGACAACAGTTTTCGTGGATTGCCGTTTAAGACAAGAAAGAAAATTGGAAAGTATGCAGATATATTGAAAGGTCATAAGGTAGAACGACCAGCAGATTCAGAAATAACACACGCACTAATGGCAGTTGATACACAAGATGAAAGTTTTTATTATGTAATTCGTGTATATGATAAAAATGGAAACAGTTATTTATATGATTGTGGCAATGTAAAAACAATAGAAGAGCTTGATGAAATATGGGATAAGCAGGTGTGTGGTAAAGATATAGCAATGGGTATTATAGATGCAGGTGGTCACAGGGCACAGTCAGTAACTGATTTTACATATAGTAAAAATGAATTCTTTATGTACAAAGGGCGAGGGCAATTAGCAATTACTAGATGGGAACCAAGTAAAAATAACAAAAAACTAATTCTCGTTAACCCGAACATATACAGGTGTGAGTTGTTGTATACTATGTATGGTGCAGAGAACAAAGGACGTAATTATTGGTTCACAGCAATGGATTTGCCAAAGATGTATGTAGACCAGATGCTGGACTACCACCCAGATAATAAAAAGCGTGGTGGTGATAAGTATTCAAATTGGATAAGTACTGGCAATGAACATTTGTTTGACTGCGAGAAACAATGTTTGGTTTTAAACGAAATGTATTCGAAAGCATTAAGGATAGCAAAGATAAAAACAGAGAACGGAGCCAGAAGAACGGCTAAATAAAATTAAAAAGAACTATATAAAAAGGGTATTCAACGATGGATGCCCTATTTTTTTTGTCCATATATTTGCATAATATTCACAATTAATTGCATAATATTCACAAAATAACCTATATTAGCAATGATATATCAATTAAAAAATAGGTGGAATATGGCTACTTTAGCTACTTTGAAGCAAGATTTAGCAGACATTCAAGAAAAAATAAGTGAAGTTATTACAACTGGACAAGAATATTCCATCGTTGGAAGCCACTCAGTTAAGAACACCTCACTTTCCGACCTCCGAAACCAGGAACAACTCATCAAAAAACGCATATACCGTTGGCAGGGTTACACTGGCAGGGTGTTTCCTAACTTCAATTAATAAGGAATTATAACTATGCCACGTAAACCACGAAGAACTCCAGTTGAAATTAGAGATGATGCCAAGGCACGTTGGGAAACTCATATCTACAATTCACGTTTGAACAAAGCAAAGAATACTATTAATGCAAAGTATGATGTTGTAGATAACAATAATTCAGAAAAACGCAGAATTGCCCGTATTGAAACAACAGATGAAGAAGGCATACTCAAACCTTACGATAGGTTGAATATGATTAACCTTTGCCGTGACGTTGAAAGAAATTCTACATCTGCAAAAGGTTTATTGAAACAATTCAAAGTTAATGTTATTGGCAATCTTGCTAAAATGCAGATGAACACTGATGATGATGAAGTAAACCGTATGGTGAACGATTGGTTCAATAAGATTTGGGCTAATGATTGTGATAGTAGAAGTGATGCAACATTTAATGAACAGTTGAAACTTACATTGGCATCAGTTATTAGAGAAGGTGATTGTCTGATAGTATTTGATGATGTAGATAATGATGATGGCAAGATGCTTTATTATGAAGCAGACCAATTAGTAACAGTTGATGAATTAACGTGGAAGAGTCAAACTGATTGGACAGAAGAGGTAACGGTTAATGGAAGAAAAGAAACAATACCATTACAGCAGAGCAATGGGGTTGTATATACAAAGAAAGGAAAAGTAATAGCTTACATTGTTACTTGCAAACACGGACAAACTACTGCGAATTATAAAGATGTTACAGTTTTCAGAAGGGGTGTAGCCAAATTAATTAAGTCATCTTATAGGCATAACCAATTAAGGGGTACTGGGGAATTTTTTGCAGTAGTTCAAGATATACTTGATATATATGAGATGAGATGTAAAGAATTACAAACAGCTAAACTTGCAGCAACTTACGGTGGAACAATAACAAAAACAGATGGTGCAGAAGAAGCAATATTCAGAGGCGGTGTTGCACCAGAGTCGTTGTTGGAAGCAGATGATAATATAGCAGAAGCAACAACAGCTATTGCTAACTATGACAATTTAGAAAACTTAGTTGGTGGTGCG